TTGTAATATCTTTATTTTAGACTTTCCTCCGCCTGCAAAGGTAATGTAGTGAAGATTTTTAATATTAATGCCAGTTGAAAATATTTTTGAAATAGCAATAACAACAATATCATCTGAACTTTCCATAAGTTTTTTAATTTTTTCTCTTTCCTCAACCTCTACTTCCCCTCTAATGAAATAAATTTTTTTATTACTGAGATTTTGTTTAAGTAGTTTTTCCAAAATTAAGCCATGGTCTATATAGTCAATTAATATAAGTGAGTTTTTTTCTAGCTTACCTGTAAGCTTGGAAATTAATGTATTTCTAAAATTATTATTAATTAAAAACTCTATTTCTGTTCTGTATTTGTCAGTTGCATCGTAATTAAATTCAGGATAGTTAGGCTTTGTTTTATATGAGATAAGGAACGCTACTACTGTTGCGTTTGCAACATAGCTTTCAAGTCTTAACTGGTAGCTAGATTTTTCATAGATTATTGGACCAATTTTACCGATTATATTCCATTGATCAAGATTATTCTCCGGAAGGGTACCTGTAAACCCAAAACGCACAGGGGTGTTAATTTTTTTTAAAAGCTTATTTATTTCGTTTCCTCTTCTAACTTTATGCACTTCGTCAATTACTAATATATCTATATTTTCAATCCAAGAAATGTCACTGTTTTTACTTTGTAAGATTCCTAAGTTAGCAATAGTTACATCAGCAGTTATATTAGCTATAGAATTATTACCAGTCCATTTTCTACACTTGAAGGGTACCCGATAAGTTTGAAAATCGCTATATGTTTGCTCAACCAGACCTAAGTCAGGGACAATATATAGAACTGAAAAGTTTTTATCATAGACATCGTATAATTTTGAAAGAAGTGAAGCAGCAGTCAAAGTCTTACCCCCTGCAGTAGCAAGTACAACAGTTCCTCTACCAAGAGAAAATGCTTTGTTAACTATCTCATGTTGATAATCTCTTAGAGAGATAGATAATGGGTATTCATCAAAATTAAATTTTGTATGTGTTTTCCATCTAGCTTTTGCAGGTAAAATTTCATTATAAAATTCATTTGTAATATTAAACTGGCTTGTATATTGATTGTTTGTAACAAATTTTTTTATTTCAAAAAATAAACATGGCTCAAATTTGCCTGTAGGTGTTATTGCGTACGTTTTTTGTGGTAAATATCTTCCATAACTTTTTACAAATCTAGCAGCATCGTTTTTAACGGAAAAATTTTCTCTTATTTCATTAAAGTAGTCTCCAGAAAGAATACCAAGTCTTTTTTTAGTATCAAAATTAATATCTATCATGTTGTTTCTAGTTTAATAATATCAATTAAGTTCTTTAAATCATAAGAGGTACTTGAAAGTGTTTTTTCAGCTTTCTCTAAAAGTTCAACAACTAATCCCAATTCACTTATTTTTTTATCAAAGTCTTTTATTTCATCAGTATTTTCAACTAATTTATCTAAAACAGGAAGAGTTGGCTTTACGGGTGATTCTTTTAAAAGTTTATTTTTTACATCTTTTTTTAATTTTTCTTTTTCATTTTTAAGTGAGAGTAGTTCTAGCTTATGTCTCACACATCTCCCTGCCCATTTATGTTTAATGCCGGGTAATTTAAGTGAATAGTCTTTTAAATATAGTTCATCTATCTTTAGATCGTTTTCTAATTCTTTTATATATTCATCGAGCACATATAAATAATAATATAACCTTTACAATTATCAATGATAACGTTTAAAGATTTCTATAAAGAGCAAAATGTAGCAGGGTCAGGCGGTGCCCTAGGTACATGGAATTCAGTTGGTGGACAGTTTCCGGGATCAGGAGATGCAGGGTATAATACGGGTGATTTAAGACAACTATCTCCCTACGGACCCGCTGGTGCTGTTTTAGGTGCAAAAATAAGAGGCAAAAAAAAGAAAAAGATAAAGTCAAAAATTTATAGAAGAAGTTTGCCAGGAATGTAAGTCTTGCTAAATAGATTAATGGACTTAGGTCACTGGAAATTAGCTAATAATGTAACAATTGCAGAAGATACTTTTGGGTTTATATATGAAATTGAAAATACAATAACAGGAAGGAGATATATTGGTAAGAAGCAATGCAAAAGGAAGTATAAAAAGAAACCGCCAAAGGGTAAGAAGAATAAACGAATAGAGATAAAAGAATCAGATTGGAAAGAATATACTAGTTCATCTGCAGAACTAAATGAAGATATTTTAAAATACGGGAAAGATAAGTTTGTTTTTAGAATATTAAAAACATGCAATTCTAAATGGGAATTGGCATATTTTGAAATAAAAGAACAAATTGAAAAGAACGTTTTGTTGAGGGACGATTATTACAATGGTATAATTAATGTCCGTATCGGCCGGCCGCCAAAAAACCTTGAAGTTTAGATTCTTCTATACATAATAATTAGGTGATAAAAGAATTAGTTTTAGAAAAACAAAATATACAAATTTTTAATTATTCTTTTATCTTTAAAAATTTTATTGAAAAAGAATTTATTAACAGCTTTTTTGAATATAAGCTCAATGAATTTAAAAAAGAAGGTATGTCTAGAAAACTGTTTATTCATCATAATATTCATTCTATTTGTGATTTTATTTTAAAATCTAAGAAGAAGGGTAGGCAGATTCTTTATTTTGATTATAATATTTTAGAGGAGAGTGAAATTTGTAATTATATAGAGGAAAGTAAGTTAAAGGCATATTTGGGATACGCGTATCATAAAATTAGACTCCTTCTTCCAATAAGAGTTTTTCAATCTTCTTTTACATTAGATTATTATGAAACTATACATAGAAAGAAAACAGGCTTAGCTTTAGAAACAACAGCAAAACTTAATTCTATCATTGAAAATACAGGATTTGAGAAGTTTACTTTTGAAAAGTGTAAGAGGTTTATAAAGAAAGAAGATCTAGTTTTCCTAGATAAAGCGTATTTTAATAATTTAAAATCTAAACAATTACTTATTAATTAATAAATATTAATGATGAATTTTATAGAAAAACTTAACGAATATGTAATGTCATTTGAGCAAGATGAAAATAATGGTTTAACTAAGATTAATAGTAATGCTTCATCTAAGCCTGCTGCAGTATCTGAGCCACAGTCAGCAGAAAAAGAAAAAATAGAGGTTGCTCCTGAAGGCTATGTTGAAATGGTAAGGCTTTTAGCTAAGGCACTAGTAATGAATGTTCCACCAGATGCAATTGATAATTTGTTTTCAACAAAAATTACAGGAGAAAATGCACAAACACTGAGAGAAGGTCTTGAGGATCTAATTAATACTTCTTCAAATTATAAAGATAATCCCGAAAGAGTAGAAAATACTAACTTTTTAAGTTTTTATAATTCTATTAATGAGAATAATTTCTACAATAAATTTAAAGAGATTGTCAATGCTATGAAAAAGTATAGCAATGACATAAACATGTAATGAAAAAGTACAAAACGTTAGGCGAAACCTATATTGATGGTTCGCTAAATAAAGCTGTTCCCCCTATTCCAGGAACAAGAGTATTATTCATTAAGGAGTATGCTGATATAGTAATACAGAAAAATCCTCCAGAGGGTAATGTAAAAGAGTTTAGAGTAAGCGATGAAATCGCTAATCAGATTTTAAATAATATTGCAAGCCAGGAAAAACGAACTACAGAAGAAGGAGAACTATCTGTTAACGAAATTATTGATAAAGTTTTAGTTATAGATGGCTGGAAGGCAGGTAATAAGGAATATGAAGCATTATTAGACAGAGTAATAAAAATCTTTACATCAAGTGATTTCAAGGCTGAAAATTTTGAGAATCTTTTAAAAATTCAAAAAGACAAGAATAATAAATTTAGAACTCAATTACTAGTAAATCCTGGTAAGCCTTTTTCTTTGAAGTCATTAATTCCTGAAGCATTTATTCAATTATTTGAAGGAGAGAATGGTTATAAAGTTGCTGATAGTTTATGGCCAATTACTTTCAAAGCTAAAGTAAATGTAGGGCCTGGTGAACTAGTAATTACAATTTTATCTGATGCTGTAAAAGGAAAAACTGGTGATTTATTGTTTGATGGGTTTGGTGAAGTGGAGGTAAAAGGATTAGATGCAAGGATGGGTGGTGATGGTTATTGTCATAACTACACGCCAACAGAATTAAATAACATAATTTCAACTGAGCAAGGCAAACTATCAGAAAAAACTTTATTGAGAATTAAAGCTGAGGTCTATAAAAGAATAGAAAATTTTATTAAAGCAAGAGAACAATTAAAGGGCAGAGTTGTTGTGCCTAAGGAGAAGCAAATAACATTTTTAACAAATGTAAGGGATTCTCTTGATAATGCGGATAATTTGTCGCAGTTACTTCAAAATATTGATATTTTTGGGCTACCTAAGGACATAAAAAAATCTCTAAGAACGTCTATTGAAGAGTATACAAAGCAAAAAAAAGGTGAAGTAAAGGGGTTATATGGACCTGCTTTAAAAACCTTCTTTTCGATGGCTGGTGAGTTAACTGATGAGCAGCTTGTTAAAGGCATTGTTGAATCAAGAAACTATAAAGTTTTAGGAATGGTAGAGCTTATAACAAAAACTGTAAGCTTGCTTTATTCGAAATATAAAGATGAACTTTTTACAAATGGTACGTATACTAATAATTTACCAAAGCTTATTGGTGCTCTGCATACAGCTATATACCAGCAGGTTCAAAAATTCAGAGGCATGATATTTCTTAATGATAATACCAAAAACGTTCTTTATTATGAATTTTCAAAAGATCTAGAAAAAGACACTGAATCACTATATACTCTATATAAAAATACAAACGCAGATATTAATTTAAGTGTTGATGACAAATATAAATCTGCTGGTATATCGCTTTCTATATGAATACGTTTAGTGAGTTCTTATTATTAGAAGGCGGTGCAGCTGGGCATATGGCACATCCTTTTGATTTACAAAATGTTAAGAGAGGAACTGATCTTATTACATTTTTTAAAAACGCTGTTAAGAGTATAGAAGGAGAAAAATCTGCAGTTAAGTTTGACGGATTAAATGCCAGTGTAAAGATAATTAAAAATGACCAAGGCAGTCTTGAATATGCTTTAGATAGAGGTAGTGCTAAAGAAATTGATATTA